AGCATTAGAGAAAACAATATTCTCTGTTGCAGTCCAACCATCACTTCCTAGTGTTCTGGAATTTCTTGAACCGCTCCTACCTTCTGCACCTGTTCTGTGAGAAGTTTGATCGTTCTCATAATACCGAATAGCCTCAGACCAATTGGCCTCAGCATCTTTTCTAGCACAAGCAGCTTGATCTACTCTGGATTGCCAAAGCGCACCCGTAGAACGAGATACAGGAATTTTCGATCCTTTAAAGACACGGTAAATCGGTCCAGTCTCTTCGACTTTCCCTGTTTCAATTCCGCCTTCTTTAAGAGAACGCTTTAATCCGGGGTTCTCTTCAATAGGATCAATTTCAGCCATATCTATGTGACCTAGTATTTGTTTGTTGCTGCGGTCCATTCTGTTCGGACCAACGTGTATAGCGTCTCGGGATCGGCATTCTGACAGGCTTAAATGTAGCAATACGCGGACGCTTCGTCAACAAATACTTGAGGGTATCCATAGCGTGATCGTTGCGATCCATCGGAACATCTTCATATTCACCAGCAGTATCTTTCTTCCAATAGTAATCAACTATCTCGTGGTCGAAGAAAGTAAGTTTAGTAGAAATATAAAGATGAGGCGCATTTACATTTCCTGTAATGGGATGCTTATGCATTGCATCATATTCCAGATATGACTGGATTTTAGCAATTCCGTTGAGAATATCGTTATTGGCTCTTTCCATTCGGATACCATTCTCTTTGAATAATCCGGACGTTGTAGTGCCAATCGTTTTAGAACTTCCTGTTGTTCTTTTAAAGACAGCGGGGTCTGCGAGAATTTTATGTTCATCTGGCGCATCGAAATCATACCTCTTCCTAATAGCTTTAATTTCTCTACTTAACATAGAGACTGTTTGCTCTTTCTCATACAATCCATCTAGAATAAATGTATTTCCATATGGATCAGCAAAGCCAAAGAGATAACAAGCAGGAGAAGCAATACCGTGATCGTATGCTTCTAGAATAGATATATCAGTAAATTCTTTGCACTCTTCATAGTAAGCGAGCAGATCATCGTGATCGATTAAATGAACAGCAGGATCATATTGCGGATAGACAAGTCCTTCAAAAGCTCCCCATTCACCTAAGAGGAACCTCGATCGCATCTGTCCTTTATAAGCAGCTTCTTGTGTTTTAATGAAGTCCGCCGGTAGGTTCTCTTTATTGTCATAAGTCGAGCCTTCAAATAGCTCAACCATAGGAAGCCCGGTATCTTCATCAAGCAGAAGGTCATCGTTTTGCAGCCCAACCTTTAAGTCTTGTAAAGGTTTAATAAGCTTTCTGAAAACCCAATTTCGTGTTGGGTTACACATAAGGATCATCCAACGCGGACCAGTAGTCGGCATTGTTTGATCGTCACCTTGATAAGTAGTCTGTCCTCTAAGTCTACCGAGAAGGTCTAAGAAATCCTTCTCTGTAATCTCAGGGTCCTCTACTTGGTCAATAACAATCCAGTCGTAAGTAGCAGAGAGAAGGTTTGAAGTTGAGCTTTCGTTATTCTTTCCGCCTTGTGCGATGTAAGAGAAATTAATGATAGAGCCATTCTTAAGCTCAATCAAATTCTCTTTAGAATTAACATCTCTCTTTACCCAACTCTTAGGACACCAGCCCTCAAATTCTTTTCTGATGGTGGCGTTAAGCTTGGGATATGTAGCGCGCGCAACGAGACCATTTGAACCGGGATATTCTCTGGCAATCTGCAAAGCTTTAACAACGGCTCCTGTTGTCTTACCATTTCCGAAGCCTCCTGCAAAGATTTGAACCTTTGCTCTGCTCTTTTGGAACCTATCATGCAACGATCCCTCTCTGACGTTGTATGTTCTACTCATTAGATCGCCACATGATCAACACTGAATTGATATCTAACTTCGGATACATACGTGCCAGCGTAAGGAATGCTTGTTGTATTCGAAGATTGTGTATTCGTTGCAATCTTTCTGTGACCCTCAGCTTTACATTGCACGAAGATAACACTTGTTAATGCTTCGGAATAATCTCCCGGAGGCGTCGAAGGTCCAGAAGGAAGATGCATGTTCAACAGAACATCTTCATCATCTGTATGCCAGCATTGAACGAGATTATTTGCAGCAGTAGGTCTTGTTCCGGTCCAAAGCTCTCTATCAGAGTTATCATAGAAATCACAATCGAGTGCGGGATATCCAACAAGCTTGGCACGATTGATTACTTTGGTAACCATTAACGGACCATAAGAATTGCGAAGCATAATACGTCTGGATTGATCACCAGAAGCATTAGCTACAGTAACTCCCCCAACTTGCAAATCATCAGCAGCAACAAAGTTAAATGCGTTAAGCGGTTTGATAAAGATTACACCGGCTCTATCACCATCTACCCATTCACCTGTTGCATTAAGATCAGGAACATAAACAACTAAACCTTGCGCTCCCGAAATTGTGCCATCAATGATATCGCCTTCGACAACTTCGATAGAACCATTCTCAAACGGAACACGCGGGCCGACCTTTGAAGTAGCAGTTAAATGTAAACCATCTTCATCCCAGACGTATTTATATTCTAGATTGCCAAGCCAATCATCCCAACGATCAGCCGCAACCGTAACTTCTGGCATGAACACCGAAAGGTTAGTAGTGAGGATTAATTCACTACCATTATATTCTGTTCCATAAACAGCAGCAACATCTTTAGCTACTCCATCCATTGTGAATGTTGTCGAATAATCTTCAACATAACTGTGGCCATATCCATAAGCATGAGTGCCTACATATGGATCACCTTCGTAATGCACACGCGTAACAGGCGATGTAATAGAAGGAGAAGCATTAGTGAATACAGAAGGAGAAGTTTCTGTGGAACTCATCATACCATAAGCAAATCGTCTGCCTTGGTGTGTAAGCTCCATTGCATCGATATCCCAATTGTTGGTATTTCTGAAAACACCGACACTATCAAATTGAGCAAGATTATACATCTTGGTCATGCTGATTGTATCGTCTCGCGTAGCACCTTCTACATTTCTACCTTTGATATGCCAAATCTTGTCTGTCTCTTTGTAAGCAACGATAGGTTTGACTGTCGTAGGAATATGATATGTTTGTGCGTAGTTGGCTTCTGTAATTGTTTTCTGTGAAGTATTAGGCGGAGAACACATACGACCGAGTAATGTCGTAGCATCCCGTCTAAAGATCAACATATCGCTTGCTTCAAAAGCAGCTAAAGGAAGTGTCACTCCTGTAGTTGATCTAACAACTGTGTTAGGAAGAAGTGTTGCTGTATTAGCATAGTTGCGGATAGATACAGCAAACTCACCCGCACCTTTTTGAAGGGGAGCAATCAAGACGAATTTATACTGAGTATAGTTTCCTGTAATAGTTTGCCAATTCAATGCAAGCTTGGTCACCATATTGTGTGTGGGACCGGAAACATAATCTAGGAAGATGAAAGTTTGGTTCTGAGAACTAGAAACAGTATCAGGATAATCCTGAATAATATCGATAAGACTTGTGATCTGTGCCAGATATGCTTCTGCTTCAATTACACTATCAGCAGCATTTCCTTCGGCTTCAATAGCAGCATCACGCGCAGCAATAGCTTCGTCTCTAGCTGCGACTAAAGCCCTCATTACTCTTACGTTATCGAGAACAAATCCATCAGCCGGACCAGCCATTAAAATTAACCTTCAAAGATAGAAAGAATTACACCAGAAACGCCATAGCAGTAATAAGCGTGTTCGGCCGATTTGCCTCTGATCTGGAAACCAACTCCCGGATAAACAGGAATGCCAGAAGGAGCAGACATTGCTGTTGTAGAAATATAAACTACATCAGCTTCATCAGGTGTTAAGAATAACAGAGAATTGCGTGTGCGTTCTTCTGCTAATACAACTTGATTACCAGCAGCGAGCGTTACACGAGTTTCAGCGCCGAAGTTATCATCGGTTAGCGCACGTTCTTTAGATGAACGATTGCGAGGATCAGATAAAGGAATATTTCCCGGACGACCGGGACGCACTCCTGCACGATCAGGAACGATAGCCATTATATATCCTTACGCGGTTGTGACGTATTCAATTCTGCCATCAACTTGAACGGCAGCGGAAAGGTTGATATTCAATGCGGTATTAGCCGTAGTTTTATAATGCGGACGCGAACGGAAAGGAATAACAATCGATCCACCAGCAGCACCAAAATTGAATACTTCTAATACAGTCGCACCATCTTTAATTTGAACGATAACTGCACCTGCAACAGATAAACGCAATGCATGAACACGAGTTGTTTGAGCAGCAACAGCAGCAACTAAAGATGTATCACCAGAAGCAGATACGTTAATTCTCAGAGCAGTTAAATCAGATGTAACAATTAAAGGATTATCAACAGCTTGTGTTCCAGTGGGTGCAACTAGAACTGTTCTGTTACGAACAAAGTTTGTGCCATCGAAAGAGAAGTTAAATGATTGAGCAGAAATACCAATCGTTAATGGAGATACAGCATCACCATTAGAAGCAGATAAAGCAACAGGTGTGTTCGATGCATCATATAATGCAACTTTCAAACTTCCTCGTGCTGTTAATTGAAAGGGACTGTATTGTCCTTCTGTTCTTAATGTTGGTGTAACATTATATAAACCACCAACAACAATTGGATTAGATGCTACTGTCCCAAAAGCAGCATACGGCCCTTGGATATTTGTAGAGCCACTTCCAGTATCACCAGTAGCAATATGTTGATCATTGTCAACATTGTTACCGCTCAGATCATCAACGATCGGCATTCTTTACTTCCTCGAATTCAGCATCAACGATTGACGCATCAGGTAATGTTTCAGAAGGTTGTTGTTGAATATAAACAATCTTCAAGCTGTCATCTAATCCGTGTTTATGCAACACAACATCAGCAGGTCTGTGTCCCGCACGGTCAAGAACATCTTGTGCGGCTTTAAATCCTAATACGCTATCTTCATCTGCATTAGCTGCAATCTCAACAATCTTCTGAGCCGCGCCTCTCGCGTGTTTCTGGAAGATATCTCTTACTTCACTTGTTTCATGTTGTAAGATGCTTTGTTGAATATCTTGTGATGCAGCTAAATATTCAGGAAGCTTCTTGATATTGTTAACTTGATCACGAGTAATACCAACAGTGATCGCAATATCATTATCCGCCAACCCCCACATAGAGTAGAAGAGAACGAGCGAAACAGCATTCATCTTCTGTGGAGGGAGGGGAAGTTCAGATACACTTCGTTTCGCTTTAGCTACAATAGCAACTGCTTGCGATGCAGATGGAATTTCAATAAAACCTTCTTTCTTTTCACGTATAACTTTCCCGTTAGATGGATCGATCTTTGTTCCATCAGCTAGGATTAAAGGTTCGTGAGCATCAGCAAGCATGAGATTTAGAATTGCTTTTGGTTAAGACCATTCCCATTAGCTGGGTAAGGATCAGGAGCAGTTTCGATATCATATAAGAAGTCTTTAAGAGCAGTCACATCAGCCGCAGCGGTATTGCGATTAATGTCTGTAACTGTTTCGATGCTTCTCACACCACCATAATTAACAGGACCGCTGCCATTCTGGATAGCTTCAACTCTTTTATGAGTAGCAGTAACATTCGATCCAGTCGCTGCACCAATTAATCCATTAAGCAATGCAGTCAGAGGACGGAACGCTTCACGATTAACAACGCGACGAATAGAATTAAGACGAGGCATCGGCCCCGACGGTTGGTAATTTGGGCTCGGATTAGTGAATGGATCAACGCCAGCCATGTGTATATCCTGAATTCGGGGTTCGCCTCTCGGTATGTATAATGAACGGGCGCGCGCATATGTCAACTCTATTCGTATGTCAACCGAAAATTTGTCTGCGACCCTACTTGACATATATATAAATACCCTGTATCATAAGGTTGGTAGGGCGGGGATGGATGGTATAAAGTAACACCACCCTATATACATACAGATAGCAGAGTGAAAGAACCACCCGCCCGGTGAACGTAGAGAGCCGGGCGCGCTATCACCTATCCATGTATCATTATACATAATCATATCTATTATCATATCTACATTACACTACAGTTGTGTTTAGAAATAAGAATAATGGGCTGGTTGACCTCAACTCTCACTCAGCACATACATTACAGCCCCCAGTTTTGGAAATGGGCGGGGATATGGGGGGTGGGTATTGAAGTATTGATCTATTGAATAGATGTATTCAACTACAGTCGTTGAAGTATTCATCTACAGTAGTGCATCTATTGCTAATCATCATTACTTCTTTTTGTGATCACACATGTTTGGGCATATCTGTATATACAATGAGCGAGATACTACAGTTAGAGTAATGATGAATAGATGAATTGTGGCTGGGTCGGCATCAACCACGCATGATAACAAATCACTCACACTAAGATGCTATGCGCTACAATGATAAGATACAAAGTAATGATAAGTAATAGATGCATCACTCTATTGTAATCGTCTCTTCTCTATATTGTATTCATTCCATATCTATTGTCGTATGCTCTCGTCTGTATTGTATT